GTCATCCTAAAATGGACGACCCTGCTTGGGGCTGGGCCAGTGAATTAAAAGCGGTTGGTGGCTCATTGTTTGCCAAAGCTGAAGACGTATGTGCAGAGTTTGCCCAAGCGGTTGAAAGCAAGCGCTACCCTAATCGCTCAGTAAAACTTGAAAAAGTGGCTAATGGCTACCAACTTGCCCACATTGGCTACTTAGGTGGCAAGCCCCCTGCCGTTGACGGTTTAGCCTGGCAGTTTAACCAAAGTGATGACGCCGATACCCTAACCCTAGAATTTGCTGCCGGTGATATTGACAACATATCGCTGCGCACATCAAACACCCTTACCCGCCTAATGGGCAATTTACGCAACTTTATAACTGACCGTTTTGGTAGTGAAGCGGCTGATAAAGTTGTGCCCGATTACGAAAGCGAATGGTTAAAAGAAGAAACCATTATTGCTGAGCACGAACGTGCCAAGGTGAATAGTGGCGAGGGTGCCGAATTTAGTAAAGGCGATGATGACGCCCCACCACCCCACGAGGACAATGCAATGGATAAAGAAGAAAGAAAGGCGCTACAAGACCAAATTGATGCGGCCAACGCTAAAAATGAAAAGTTAGAATACGCGCAGCGTGTTGCAGCGGCCACCACCTTTATTAACTCCGAAGTGAACGGCGGCACAGCCCCGCGCTTAACCAATACTGAAGGTGTGGCTGAGTTTATGGCCAAGTTGGATGACGGCGATACAACATTTGAGTTTGCTGCCGCAGACGGTAAAAGCCAGGAACTTAAACCTGCAGCGTGGTTTGAAGGTTTTTTAAAGGGTCTGCCTGAGCAAACAGGCTTAACGAGCGAGTTTAATAAAGACGATACCGACGGTGAAAATACCGACGACAGTGCAGAAACACTGGCAGCAAAAGCGCTGGAATTTCAACAATCACAATCTAGCAAAGGCATTGAAATTAGCATTACCGCCGCGTTAGACCACATTAAAAAGGCATAAAACCATGGCACAACCAGGATTTATAAGAAACTTTAGCGCTGAAGACGTTATACCGGCTAACCGCTTAGTGGTTGTATCGGCTGCGGCTGACTTTCATGTTGGGTTAGCGGTTGATGCCAGCGCAATGTATGCCGGTGTTACCGAGCAAGGCACTGACGAGCATTTACGTGTTGACGTGGTAATGACGCAAAGCGCACCGATTGAGTTTGGTGAAGCATTAATTGCAGGTACGCCAATTGTGGCTGATAGCGAAGGTAAAGCGGTTGAGTTTGACCCAGCTAACTTTGTGGGTGAAACACAAGTATACGTTGCAGGTTGGGTTATGGAAGATGGCGAAGCCGGTGTGATTGGCGACGTATTTTTAAACCCACATGTAGTAGCAACAATTCCGAGCGCTTAATGCGCTTGGGTTAACTTAAATTTATAAAGTGAGGATTTGCCATGAGTAATGGTATGCCATTTACCCCCGACGTTGAGCAAACGGCCATAGCCATTGCTTATCGTAATAGAGCATTGGTTGCAGATACACTTGCACCCTATTCACCAGTTGGTTTACGTAACTACAAGTGGACCGAATTTAAAAAAGGTGAAAAGTTTACGGTTGTAGACGATAAAATAGGTCGTAAATCAACTCCCAATCAAGTTGAGTTTAGTGTTGAAGAGAGAACAGGCTCAGTGGTTGATCATGGTCTATCTGATGTAGTACCGAATGATGATGTAACTAATGCGCCGGCAAACTACAACCCGCGCACCCATGCTGCGGAAAGCTTAACTGACTTAGTATTGCTTAACCGTGAAATACGCGTTGCAACTATGTATAACAAAGCGGCTAACTTTGGGAGTACTCAATCATTAGCTGCAGCAGGCCACAAGCGTTTAGATGACGACTCGCTTGATATTTTACCGTTCTTTCTAGAAATGCTAGATGCGCCGTTAATGCGCCCTAATGCGATGACATTATCGCAATCGGTGGCAACTAAGTTGCGCACTCACCCTAAACTACTAAAAGCGTTTAATGGTACCAGCGGCGACCAGGGCTTAGTGCCATGGAGCTACATTAAAGAAGTGTTAGAGCTTGAGCATGTAACCGTTGGCCAAGCGCGTCTTAATACTGCTAAAAAAGGCCAAGCAGTTAATTTGCAAAAGGTTTGGCAAGATACCTTGTCGTTTACTTACCACGATCCTCTCGCCTCATTTAATAACAACCGCATGACCTTTGCGCTCACCGCGCGCTATGGCTCGCGTACGTCGGGGAACCGTGAGGTTTCTGCTGGTTTAAATGGCGGTGTTGAAATCATGGTAGGCGAAGCCGTACAAGAACAAATTATTGCGAAAGACTGCGGTATTTTGCTAACCAACGTGCTTACGCCAGCGTAATTAATCATTGTTGTTCCCTGTGTAAAGGCCCCAGTACCGACTTGCTCGGGCCTTTTTTTTACTAACTGAGGTGTGCATGTTTACTACAGAACAAGCAGTTATAGACAAAGTTGGCATTAATACGCTGTTGCAATTTGCGTCGAACAAATTTAACGAGGTAGGCAGTCGCGTGACGCGTGATGATGTTGAAGCCGCACTTTTAAGTGAGACGTACAGTGAGTTGCAAGAGCAAATTAATGCCTGGTATGCGCAAGCACAAAAAAATGTAAATGCGGTTATAGCGGGCTATGTTTCGCGGTTTGCGTTAAACCAAGATGATATTAATAACTCTGTTTTACCCGGCATTGCTAACGATTTAATGCATTGTGAGTTAGCCCCTAACATTGCTGATGAAAACCTTAAAGCCCTTAAAAGTAACGCGATGGCGATGCTTGATAAGGTTAGTAAAGGTGTGATCCAAATTAAGGAAGATGCGCCTGCAGGTATAAGAACTGGGATGCGAACCAAATCTGCAGGCTCTCAGTTTAATTGGCCAGGTTACTAGATTGGCTGGTGTATTTATACACATAACGGGCAATGCACTGCCGCGTTTAAGCCAAATTGCAAACGTAAGCGGTAATCCAGATGATGTATTGGACGACATTGGTGCATTTTTAGACATGGACGTCACCACCCGATTTTTACGGGAAGTAACACCCGAAGGCCGTAAATGGGAGCAGTCGCAAGCAGCAAAAGACCGTGGCGGTTTAACGCTGACTGATGAGCGCAACCTTGCAGGCTCTGTTACGCACAATGTAAACGGAAATACGCTTGAGCATGGCTTAGGCGAAAAGTACGCAGCTATACACCATTATGGTGGTGAAACTGGCCGCAATAAAAGCGTGACTTTACCCGCACGGCCAATACTGGGCATTGCGGCTGTTCAAGAAAATGAGATTAACGACATTATTACTGATTGGTTAATTTAAAGAGCATTTAAATGGCATTTAACTTTGATTTAAACAACATAGAAACCCTGCTAAGCCAAACAATCGTTAATGCAACGGTTGGGTTTGCTAGCGACTTTAACCATGTTCGCGAGCATGCCGTACACAGTGCACAGTTGTTTGTATTGCCATTGGCCGATGACAACACCAATACCAATGAGGTACATGGTATGGATGAGTATCAGGTTAAAGATGTGTTTGCGGTGATGATTGTGATCCCCTGCGCTGCAGGTAATGCCCATAGTGATGCACAAGTTAAGCAATTGCGTAGTGATGTAAAAGCCGCTATTGCTGGATGCCAATACCCTGGGTGGGACCCAATAAAGCTTGATAAGGGTCGTACCATTGAGCTTAACAAAAAAACCAATAACCTAATTTACCAGTGCCAGTTTAGTGTCACTGGTCTACATACCGTAACTGTGAAGGTGATGCCATGAGCAAACAAACCGAACAGCAATCAACAAAACACGCTGAACAAAAGGCTGTTGTAAATACAGGCCCGAAAAAGTCCCGCGCGATGACGATTGCCGAAAACGTTAACCAGGCGCTTGCAAGTGCAAAAGGTAACAGAGACGAGCTAGCCGGCGCTTTTAACTTAAAAAGTGGTGAGCTGATTAAAGTGGAGATTAAATCATGAGTTGGCGATTTAAAGACAAACTCATTTTAGCGGATGCCTTGGGCACAACTTTAACGGGCCTACATGCTATTTATGCCAGTGAAGTTGAATTGACCCTTGAAAGCGAAAGCGAAAAAGACGAGCTAGAAACCAGTTATAGCGGTGCCAGCCTTGAGACATTTTACGGTGAGCATATAAGCCTTAATTTTAAAACGCCATTGGCTATGAGTGGCACTGTGGGTAACGAACCTGCATTTGCTCCGCTGTTATTAGCCTGTGGCATGGTGCAAGTGGCTGATGCAAGCAGCGTTACGTTTACCAAAGGCGCAGCGGTGGCAGTTACCTGCAAAGTACGCTTTGGTAAAAACACTCACGACATTAGCGAAATGAAAGGCAATGTGAGTTTTGCGCTTGAAAAAGGCAAACCCATGCTGAACTGGCAGTTTAAAGGGTTATTTAGTGCGCCGGTTGCAAGTTTAGCCGCCCCTGCTGTTGATTGGGACCGTTGGGTGCGCCCCGAAGTGCTCGGCGTAAGTAACAGCAGTGATTTTAAGCTTAACGATGTTAAACGCACCCTGCACAAACTCACAGTCGACTTAGGTAATAACGTGGTATTTGACCGTGCCATTAACCATGAAGAAATAATGATAACCGGTCACGAAAGCAGCGCCAATTTTACGCTAACCGCCGAAGAACTGGCCACCTTCAACCCGTTTGACGATGTTGGCAAAGTGCAAAACTTTGAATTTACCCACGGCACTGCTGCAGGTAAAAAAGTCACCATTATTGGCCGCTATCAAATGCCGTGGCCTAAATACACAAGCCTGGACTCAGAATTAACCGGTTATGAGTTTGACGGTAAGTTAGTGCCCAGCGGTGCTGGTTATGACGAACTGACGATAGTTTTTGAATAAGGGGGAGCGACTTTTTACCTCTTTTTATTTACCTTTTACAAGGGAAGAAACAATGAAATTAAAATTACTAACCGAGTTAAAAACAGCATTGATCAGCGCCCCACTTAATTTTGAGTTTGGTGGGGTTATTTTTAAATTTACCGCAAAAATTAAATTGGTATCTGAAAGCGAGCTTAAAACACTGACTGAAAAACAAGGTGCGAATGATGGTGAGATTGTGCGCTCATTGTTAGTGGGTTGGGATGACTTTATCGACGATGGTAAAGACGTACCCTTTGATAAAAGCACCCTTGAAGAAATGCTGGCATACAGCGGCATTACTGCCCGTTTAAGTGTTGAGTGTATTAACGCCCAGTACCGTATCACTGAAAAAAACTAGCCGATGTTGCTAGGTGGTTTTTGGGCGACCTAGCAGCAGACAGTAAAACCATTGATGACGACGAAGCCCATTTTGGTGCACCTAAACAAACAGCGCCAAACAAAGACGAGACATTGTTTGTATTGCCCCCTAACCATGCGGCTGTAGTGGCACTGACTACCGCTAGCAGCCAATGGCAACGGGATAACCAAGGGGTAGAAATTGCCCTTGATTATGCCAGGGCTGATATAGCCTGGCGCTATGCAAATATAACCCTTAATCCCGATGATTTTGCAAAACTGCAAACCCTAGAGCGCACCATAATTGGACTAATAAGGCGACCCGATGAGCAACAACTTGAATTTGGCGTTACGCTTAAGTTATGACGGTAAAGCAGTTACCACCGGTGCGCGCCAAAACGTAAACGAACTAAACCGCATTTCCCAAGCGGTACAACGCCAAGTTGCCGCAAATCAGCAATTAGGTGCCAGCCAAGCCCGTATTATGCAACAGCAAGGCGCAATGACCCGCCAATTGGGGTTAATGAATAGTGCCTACGGGCAAATTGGTGCAACGCTCACTACCTTGGTGGGTATTGGCACCGCGACCATGTTTGTGCGCGATACGGGCGCAGCCCAGTTGCTAGATACACGCCTTAAAGGGCTAACTGGCTCAGCTGAAAACTACGCCAAAGTACAAGAATATTTATTTGCCACCTCTGATCGTTTAAACACCGGTTACACCACCCTTGCCGACTCTTACAGTAAAATTTTAACGCTACAAGAAGTGGGTGTTGTTACTCAAACCCAAGGTAAAGCAATTCTAGAAGGCATGGCTAACGCCGCCGCTAAAACGGGTGCGAGCAATGTGCAGCTTGCACAAAGCTTATTTGGTATGACGCAAGGGATGACTGCCGGCGTTTTACGCGCTGAAGAGTTAAACCAAGTAACAGAGCCTATGCCAGGGCTTTTGCAAAAACTTGATAAAGCAGCAGGTAAAGCTGCCGGTGGTTTTAGGCAAATGGTGAACGACGGCCAAGTAACCAGTCAGATGTTTAAAAACTATCTGATAAAAGCGCTTAACGATTATGCGGGAGCGGCCGAGGCTACCGAAGGTAAAATAAATGCCAGCTTTGCGGAAATGGGTAACGAGTACCAGCGCTTAATACGTAAATACGAAGAGCCAGTAAACTTCGCTGTAACCAGTATTGTTGATTCAATCACCGATACCATGGCGTATTTACGCCAAAATGAAGACGCCGTTGATAATTTAGTATTTGCAACCGGTGCATTAGCTACTGTATTAACGGGGCATTTGGTTGCGGGGCTAAGCGCAAGTGCTGCAGGCTATGTTGCTAATGTGGCCGCTAAGAACCGCGCGTTAATTGCTGATGCAGCCCTAGCAAAACAAAACCAGGCCAATGCTGTTTTAGAGCTACAACGTGCCGCAGAAATGAAAGTATATGCACAGCATACACTTGCTGTGGCTAATACTACTAATTTACGCACTGCTGCTGTTGCCCGTTTAGCCGCTGCTAATACCCGCTATACAGCAACACAAGCAGCCGCAACCACCGCAACCAATATTTATACTGCCGCCGCTGGGCGTGCAACCTTAGCAGCGCGTGGCCTTAGCACCGTAATGGGGTTGTTAGGTGGCCCTGTTGGTTTATTAGTAACAGCTGGGCTTGGCCTTGCCTACTTTGCAAGCCAGGGGGATGACGCTACAGACTCCGTTAATAAACTTAAAGAAGCCAGTAAAGACCTAAACCCGTATGCCAATTTAACAAGTAGCCAAGCACAAGGTTTACTACTAATGGCGCAAGGTCGCATTAAAAATGCGATTCAAATGGCTGATGAAGCACGAGAACGTTTTAACAACCCATTCTTAAAGGGTAAGTTCTCGGATGTTGAGGCGGCACAACAGCGCGTGACCGACTTAAAAAATGAAATTGTGGCGCTACAGCAAGTACTTGCGATTAAAGAAACAGAAAAGCCTAAGCCAGTTGTAACTAGTACAGCCCTGCCCGATAATATTAAACGCTTAGAAGTCAGTTTAATGGGCGAAGAAGCGCGCTTAAAAGACAGTTACGAAAAGCGTAAGCAAATGGTAATTGCTGCCCGTGAAAACGATGCTGCTAATAAAGTTAAGTACGACGCCATTTTAAAACAACTTGATGTTAAATACGGTGAAGACCTAAAAACCATTGCACAAAAACGTGAAACCGAAAAAACACGTATACAAAATCAAGCCGAAGAAAAGCGTAAAAACGATTTACAACGCGATTTAGAGAACCGTATTGCAGTAGTTAAAGGTTTTGCTGGACGAGAAGCGTTGGCTGCTTACAACAACGAACTGAGTGTTGAGCAAGCCAGACAGCAAGCCCGCGTTGATGCCAAGCGCCGAGCGCAAATAGGCTTGGCCGCTAATGATGATGCAGGCGAACTTGAATACAATGCGGATAATCAAATTCGTGATTTAGAACGTCAAACAGAATTAAATTCAGCAGCCGGCTATTTTAGTCAACGTGAAGCTGATGAAGCAGCCCACCAAGAGCGCCTATTACAAATTAAAACCCGCAATATGGGGGCATTACAAAGTAATGTTTTAGCTTTTGCTAACTTTGAAAAACAAACAGAAGCTGAAAAATCTAACGCGATTGTTGGCTTGGGTGCTGCTACGTTTAAAACGATGGCTGGCCAAAGTAAGACCGCGTTTAAAGCCTATAAAGCGTTTGCAATAGCTCAAGCTGTTATTAATACCTACCAAGGCGCTACAGCTGCCTTTACTTCATTGGCCCCTATTCCTATTGTAGGGCCTGTTTTGGGTGGTGTTGCTGCAGCTGCCGCTGTAATGAGTGGTTTACAGCAGGTAAGACAAATTAAAGCACAACAACCGGCGGGTATTGCGCACGGTGGTTTAGATTATGTGCCGAATGAATCTACCTATGTATTACAACGCGGTGAGCGTGTATTAAGCCCGAAACAAAATACAGAAATTAGCCAAATGGCGCGGCGTTACAATGCTGGCGGCGCAGCTAGTGAAGGTGGTGGCTCTGGTGTAAATATACATATAACTAACCAAATTACTGTACAAGGTGGTGCTAATGAGCAAACATCGCAAGCGGTTGGCCAAGACATAGCTCGACAGGTGGTTGGTGTTGTTGTGGCTAATATACAAAGTAATGGTGCAATTATTCGTGCAGTGCGCGGTGCAGCTTAGTTGTTAAGTGTTTGAGATTGGTGTAAAAAGGAGTTTTAAAAAGCAAGGGAATGTATATGTTTACTAAGTTAAAAGCAGAAGTTGGCCAGAAAGAATTCGATAGTAGAATGATTAATCTCGCACTAATAATTGCTTTTTTAACGCTTTTATTATTGACATACCTATTTACAATAAAATTTGGTTTTGGTTTACCTGATGATTTACAGACTTGGCAGAACACCTCGTCATATTTTCAGAATATAATTGCCTTATTAACCGGACCTTTATCTCTACTTATACTCTATTTTGTTTGGAAAGATAATAGACAAGAGCTAGCTGAGACAAAAAAAGCTCTAACAGAGCAATCTGATACTCAAAATTTCAGTGTTATTAAAGATGCTGTTTTTGAAATTGCTGATCAAGTTAAAGTTTGCCTTCAAAAGGATGTTGTAAGGGGTAAGGTGAATAATGGATGGATATTGAGTAATGTTAGTTCCCCTATTTCTGACACTCCATTTTTACCTGATGAACAAGGTATCGAACAAAGAAAAAAGATGAAGTTAGAATTGTTTTTACAAGAACATTTCACATTTACGCGTTGTAAGCCTATTGTAAAAAATAGTGACAACGACTCTATGAAGAAATTAATATTTTCTAACCCAACTTTTGAGTTTATTGAAAAAGTAAAAACTATTGCATTGTTTGTGCATGCTACTAAAAGTATTGATTTTAAAAAAATATTAGAAATTACATTATTTGCTAAACTAACTATCTTTACTTGGTTAATGTTTGTTGAAATTGCCTTTCATTTATTGAAAACTGCAAAGGTTGGCGAAAAAGAAACTGCTGAGCTTGTATTTGAAGAGATAGCTGGTTTAACATGTAGGCAACTTAAAGAAGTTTATTGGCTCGATTCACTTTCTGATGAAGTGCTTTTAGAACTTAAAGAACGTAAGCTACTCTGACTATGTAAACCCCTTTCCAGCCGAAAGCTTACTCCTTAAATTTTATACTCGTTACCAGTGTTTTATTATGAAACTTGGTAACGATGCGACCACTCCCCCTTCCCAAACGGCCTAAGCTCTCTAACTTTACGTTAGTGCCAAATAGCCAAATACACTTAAATAAAGCCAATAATGCCACTGAGGTTTACGACCTTGAAGGTGCTTATTGGGAGTTTGAAATTGAGCTTGCCAATGTGCCTGAGCGTGATGCGTTGGCGCTTGATGGTTTTATTGCCAGCCTACGCGGCCAGGTAGGCACGTTTACTTTAATTGATTACCGCCGTGAGCAGCTTGATAAAGACTTTACTGGTTATGTGCATGGTGAAAACCAAGACGGAAATATTTTAACTATTGATGGACTACCCGCTAACCAAACCTTATTAGTTGCTGGCGAACGTATGCAAGTAGGTGTAGGCCAAAACACCGAGCTAAAAGTATTAACCCAAGATTTAGTGACGGACTCAGTAGGCAATGCCACAGTAATATTTGAATCTCCCCTACGTAAAATACCAGCAGACAACACCCTAATTACTTTTAAACAACCGGTTGGTTTGTTCCGCCTTGCTGATAACAAGCAAGGGCTTGCAAGTGCTCAGTATAAAAACGGCATCGTCACCAGCTGGAAAATTAAAGGACGGGAGGCGTTTTAATGGAAAGCCTAAACGCTGCCCTACTTGATGATTTAGCCACCAGTGGTCGCGCGCGCTTTTTTGTACGCCTGGCGTTTAAAAGTGGTGATGTTTTACTGCATACAGGTGTGGGTGAACGTCGCTTTGCTAATTTAACCTGGCATGGTGTGGGTATGCTCGGCACTGTTAGCGAAATACCCGCCAGCGATAAAAACGACAGCACCAGCATACGCTTAACCCTGCATACTCAAGACCAATCCGTATTAGCTGAGGTGGCCGAAAACGACCCCATTAGCCAAGGCTGTGAAATTTACCTTGTAACCGTTGATGAGCATTACCGCGTTAGCCAAAGCCAGCTGCTTGAAAGCGGCTACATTGTTGCCTGTGACTTAGAGCGCGGCGATGTATCGCAAATACAGCTCAGTGTTGCGGGTGAAAGCGAGCGCTGGAAAGAAGCCCGTTTAAATCAACGTTGGAACGATGCTACCCAAAAATCACTATACCCGGGCGATGTATTTTTTAGTGAACAAGCCACCGCCAATAAACAAAACCTACCTGATACACAACCTGGTAACTACATAGGAGGTAAGCGCTATGAACGTCGCCGCTAAGCTTAGTGCGTTTATTAACCAACGTAACTGTGAACCGTTTAAATGGGGCAAAAATGATTGTTGTTTATTTGTTGCTGATTGGGTGCTATTTGCAACCGGTAACGATGTCGCTGCAGACTTTAGGGGTAACTACCGCACTGAAAACGGTGCGTTTAAACAATTATTTAAACGCGGTTTAAACGATGTTCAAAGTGTGTTTAAAGACCGTTTAAACCCATCTATACCTACTGCGTATGCCCGCCGAGGAGATTTAGCAGTAGTTAAGTTTAAAGGTGACCAAGTTGGAGGTATCGTAACGGTTAATGCTGTTGTTTGCGTAGGTGAATTCGGTTTAGTTAGCTTACCCATGAACACCATAAATGCAGTTTATCCTTTGGAGCCGCGCAATGTCTAAAGTCGTTGATACTGTTGTAGATACTGGCGGTGATATATTTGGCCTTGGCAGAAGCATTTTTGATAAAACCGTGGGTGCTCTTTGGGACTCTCTATCCCCAGAAGTACCTGAAGAAGATTTAGCGACCCTTGGCCAGGGGTTACAAAAGGGTATAGACCAGCCTAGGCGCATTACATTTGGACGCGACCTTGTTGGGGGGGTAATTGCACACCAAGCAGAAGTTGAAAAAGGTGACAAGAAATGGATGCAGTTAATTGTTTTAATTAACGGTGCGCCCATTGATGCCCTTGAAGAGATTTACATTGCTGATAAAAAGCTAAGCGAATACCCCACTGAAAGTTGGGATTATGAGTTAAGTGATGGCCGCCAAACCATTGCAAACACGAAAGCGATGGCAAAAATGGCTGGCTGGACAAGTGAGCATATTGGCTTTGGTCAAAGCTATATTTTTATAGAAATTGAAAATAACCGCGAAGTGTTTGAAGACGGCATAAGTGATATGGGTTTTTTAATACGCGGTGCTCGTGTATGGGACCCGCGCGATGCAAGCCAAGACCCTGACGATGAAAGCACCTGGATTTGGAGCCAAAATGCGGTACTGTGCGCCCTGCACTATGTACGATTTTATGGTGCGTATGAGGTACCGTTTAGCCGGTTGCCGCTTCAGTGGTGGATTGCAGCCATTAATGTGTGTGACGAAAACGCCGAATTTACCGACGCTGAGGGCGTTGTGACCACTGAACCACGCTACACAACCAACGGTAGCTTTACGTTTAGCACCAAACCCATTGAGGTACTAAACCAATTAGAAGCCTGTTTTGCTGGTAAGATATTTAGACAAATGGGCCAGTGGTATGTTCGTGTAGGTGCCTGGTATGGCAACCCTACTCACACGATTAACCAGGATGACGTACACGGCAATATTAAAATTAAGTGGCATGCTGATTTACGAGATCGTGCTAATGTTGTACGTGCCACTTTTACAGACCCAGACCAAAACTATGACCGTACTGATGCACCGCCCGTAGTGTCTGCTGGGTATCAAGCCATTGATAACCAGATACTTGAAAAGTCTATATCACTCCCATTTGTGCGCAGTAGTACTACAGCACAACGCCTTGCGACAATACATTTAGAACAAACACGTTTAGGCGAAATAGAGTTACCCCTTAAACACAAAGGCTTAGCTGCAGCTGTTGGCCGCACTGTGTATTTAAACTTACCTGGCGAATCGATAAATAATAAGGTTTACCGTGTAACAGAGCGCCGCTTTAGACTAGATGGCGGCGTGACCTTAATGTGTGTTGAAGACGCCCCTGATTTATGGGCTGATAATTTAGTACCTGGTGCACAAAATTTAACGCCAAACAGTGACTATTTAGTGGGCAAACCTCAGCCTATTTTTGATGTACGGGTTACCATTGATGGTGACGGCAATGGTATTATTAAATGGAACCACCCTGCGCCGCTTGCTGTACACGAGTACGATGTTGAGTTTATTAATACTGCTGCTAACGAGGCGGTATTTAAAACCTCTGTAACTTATACGCAAGTTGTAATACCTAATTTGCAACTGGGTGAGTACACCGCGCGTATTAGCGCTAAAAACATATTTGGCCAGCGCTCATTACTTGTTGCTGTGCAATTTAGTGTACTCACCCCTACTTTGCCGACTGTGCATGTAACTGCTGATTATAACCAAATTACATTAACCGCCGAGATTACTGCAGCTGGTATTGGCACCGCGTTTGAGTGGGAGTTTTTAGGCTCTGTAGCACAGCCGCAAAGTGGCGAACGTGTGCTTGCACAGATTTATAATCGCATTGGTTTAAAAAGTGAAACTGAGTATCAATTTAGAGTTCGCAGTGTTAATCACTTAGGTTCGAGTGATTGGGTAAATATTACGGCCACTACAACTACCGTTGATTTAACTGAATACATTAATGAATTACCACTCACAAAGCTCAGTAAGGACGCACAAACCCTAATAGAAGATATAAACACCCAAGTAGACCGCCTACGCCCTGAAACTGAAAACAACTTGCCGAGCCTAATTGCAAAAAATATTGATGCCCTCACGGGTTTAAATAGCAAGGTTGAGATTATAGATTCAGAAAACCCTAACAACCTACAAGCCCAGCTTGCACAATCAAACTCTCAAATAACCAATTTAGAGCGCATTACTGAGGTGTTAGACCCACAAAATGAAACGGGTTTACCTTCACTAATCAAGCTAAATAACTTAGCTATTGAAAAAGAACGCCTAGCCATTCGTAACATTGAACTTAGCGTTTTAAACACCGCTGCTAGCTACACTAATTGGCGTCAAGAGTATGAACGTAGAGTCGCAACGGGTGAACGTTTAATTGATGCGGCCGTGTATATTGATAAAGATACCGGCACTATTGTTAACCGCGCTCACGCTTACACCGATGAAGCATTTAGATCGGCCTCTTTAATGGTTGATGGGTTAAATAGTAAAATCACGCTAAACGCGCAAGAGTTAGCCAGTTCACAAACCCGTATCTCAAAAGCCGAGGCGCAATTAGTTGTTCAAGCGGCGCAAATAAACCAAAAAGCCACCTTTGAACAAGTAGACTCGCAAATAGCCGGTGCATTGGCCGCGTTACAACCCGCTTACAACTGGCAGTTTAATAGTGGTGATGAAGGATTCAACCCACAAAGCCACCACGCCACCGGTTACATTGTGGCCACAAGCAAAATCACTAGCCCAGCAATCAATTATGATGCCGATGAAAATCCAATATTTCGTTTGCGGGTTCGTAAGCATGCGGGCGCGCAGTGGCTAGGTAAAATCTATTTCAATGGCGGCAATTCAACCATTAACTTACCAGAGCCGACTACAAATGAGTGGGAAAACTTAAACGTTGATGCTACGGGTACGCAAGATTATACCGGCACTATTAACAGCTTAGAGTTTGATCTTGGTGCGTGTGATATAGACTTTATTCAAGTGGGTAAGCGAGGCGCTAATGATTTAGCACTTGCCGACATTACAGCCCGAACCACTGAGCTTGAACAAGACATAAACGCGGCCACGGGTATTATGGCCCAATACGCCACCACAAATTGGGTAACAGCGCTTGGCTATCAAACACAAAGTAACGTTCAAACGTTAATTGATACATTCAATAGCACATACAGCATAGCAGCCACGCTACAAGAGCTTAACGACCAACAAGTCATTATTAAAGCTAATGCCGCACAAACATGGATTGATGGCGCAGAGGCCACAATACGTGACCAGGTTAGCAGCATTTTAAACAGTGACGAGGGTGTCAACCAGCGTTTGAGCCATGCCGAGCAATCGCTAGACGCTGTAGCGGGTCAAATAACCTCAAGTGTTACGCAAGTGCAAGGTTTAGCGCGTGATATTAGCGACCAAGGCATTGCGGGCGTGTTAGCCGCGTACAATGACTTATTGCTTGAGCAAGATTTAGCCGTGCAAGGTGTAAAAATAGCCACGGCGCAAGAGCGTTTAACAGCAATAAGTAATGATGTTGAAAACGTAGCAAGTCAAACCCTTGAACTAATGGCACTGCAAGGTCAAAACGCCGCGTACCTAACGAGCTTGAACCAAGCGTTTGCAAATGAGAAAACAGCCAGAACCATTGCAGAACGTGAACTAAAAGCTGAAATAACCACGCAAAGCACTCAAGCTGTAGCGCAAGCTAATGAGCGTTTAAAAGCTGTAGTTGGTTATTGTATTGACGAAAATGGCAACACGGTAGACGAGCCAGATGCCATAGCGTGTATCGCTGCAGGGCATGAATGGGTAGATGGGCCTTTGGTGCAGTTAATTAATGATTACACCACTGTGTTCGTTAATAACCAAGGCTACCAAACAGCGGCCAACGTACAGCAGTTTATAAGCACCTTTGATGGCGAGTATGGTATTACAGCCACACTGCAAGAGTTAGACAGTAACGGTACAATTGAAGCCGCTAAAAGTGCACAGCAATGGATAAGTGCCGCCAATGGCACCATTACCGACCTGATCACCCAGTTTGTTAACACCCCTGATGGTATAAACGACTCGATTGCACATGCCGAGCAGCTTATACAAGCCAATGCCGATGATATTGAAAACGAAGCCACGGCTCGCCAACAATTATCAGTACGCATGGGTGAGGCCGAATCTGACTTAGTAAGCCTAGACGAAGCGATAGTAAACGAGCAGCAAGCCCGTGCGAGCCAAGTTTCACAATTACGTGTTGAGTTCCAAGCGCAAGATATAGCCATGTTGGCTATGGCCAACGAGTACACCCGTGCAACAACGGGCTATTGTGTTGATGCTAACGGTGAAATAGTTGATCAGAACGATGCCGCTCAATGCGAACTGGATGGCCACACATGGGTTAATTTACCCTCAGTACAAAAAGCCGTTGAGTTAAGCGCCGCCTATGTAAATGAGCAGGGCTACCAAACGCAAAGTAACGTTAGTCAGTTAATTGATACGTTTAACAGCAACTATAGCATAACGGCCACGTTGCAGGAGTTTAACCAGAACGACACACTGAAAAAAGCCAACAATGCCCAGCAGTTTATAAACGCGGCTGAGGGTTACATTAAAGAGCAAATCACAGTATTTAATGCGGCTGAGGGCAGCGTAAATGCTAAGTTTGCCAATGTAGAACAAACGCTTGATGCGATCAACGGCACCATAAGTAATAATATTGTGCAGGTTCAAGGCTTAGAGTTAGACCTTGAGAATAAAAACCTAAACGATGTAATCAACTCGGTAAACCAGTTACTAAAAAATAATGAGCTGACAAAAGAAGGTGCCAAACTGGCCGTGGCTCAAACCGAGCTAAAAGCGAAAACGGATGAAATAGAATCTGTAGCTAGCCAAGCACTAGAATTAGCCGCGATTTTTGAACAGGCCAGCGGCCAAATAACCGTACTAAATCAAATTGTGGCTAACGAAAAGCAAGCCGCTGTGGTGCGTGATGAACGCTACCTTGCCACCTTTGACACCGTAACCGCCCGATTTAGTGACGTAACTACAGCCATTGCCACTATTGATGAAGCTAATACAGTACGCGATCAAGAATTTGAATCGTTTGTGGCCGATACCATTAGCAGCTTTGATGAAGTCGCTGAAACCTTTGCAAGTCAAAATCAGGCATTCACAACACTTTCGCAAACCTTAACCAGTAAGATTGAAAACGACACCGACCAAGCAAAAAATGAAGCTATCGCCACCGCGCAAGAATACACCCGCACCGCCGTTGGCTACTGTGTTGATGCTGAGGGCAACATTACCAGCGAAAATGATGCTGTAGTCTGTGTTGATCAAGGGGGGTCTTGGGTTCAAGGCCCATTAGCTGAGTACATTTCTAACTTACAAATTAGTGATGGGGAAAGTACTGCCAGCATTAAAGAGTTAAAACAAGTCTTTAAAAAGGTAAACGGTGAGTTAGTGGCCCGTGGCGGCTGGGTACTTGATAACAATGGCCGCGCCGTGAGCGTGGCCGGTTATAACGATGGCGAAACAGGAAATTTAGATTTAGTGGCTGATGTAATACGCCACGGAGTTATGGTCGGTGAGACCTTTGTGCCAACGATATACGTTGATAACACTGATCCGGCTAATCCTGTGCAAACAGTTCGTGGCCGTATGGTGTTAGGTGATGGGTATGCCGTAGAAAGCGAGGGAGATATACGCGCCCAAGATGGTGAAAAAGGCGAACAAGGCGAACAAGGCGAACAAGGCGAAAGTGCCTATACAAACTTAACTAGGTCTACAGAAGAGTGGGTAGTTGGTACGTCAGGGTCGCAAGGATCATTCTCCAAAATAGGACTAGAAAATCATAACAAGGTTATTTCAAGTGAAGGGCCCGAGGGTGTAGTAGAGTCTATTTGGAAGGCAGAAGGTGTTGAGTCAACCACAGGTTCATCAGGGGGGTGGGATAAGACCTTCCAAGTTGATACTACTAAGGCTTATCGCTTCTCGGTGTGGATGAAAGAAGATTCCAATGAACAGCATAGTGTTTATTTAGGTTGTATCCACGCGAAGCATTTAGATAACTCCGACATCAATTTTGCTTACTTTTTTTCAGGGAACTTACCTACTAAAAATAAATGGTATCTAGTTGTTGGCTATTTGCATAGTGCTAGTAAAACAGATAGTACACTTTCTGGATTGTCAGGTGTTTATGACCCTGAGACTGGTGAACTTGTCTCCTCAGGCACGGAATTTAAACAAAGACCTGAGCAGACAACTCAAACGCAAAGAGTCTACAGGTATCATGCTAAAAATGATGCTGCGGCCTACTTCACAAGACCACGTGTAGAGGAAGTAAATGGGGAAGAAATGTCATTAGGCAATCTAATGGGACGCATTCCTAAAGATGGCCAAACACCTCAAATCACCACCAACGCTGATGGGTCGTACACAATTCAAAGTGGTACGAGTTCAATAACCATTAAAGATGGTAATGATGGTGATGACGCCCCAATACCTACAGTTACGGACAATGGCAATGGAACGCATACCATTACTGATGGCAGCGGTAATAGCATTGTGGTTAAGGATGGAAATGACGGATATACCCCCGTTAAAGGTGTTGATTACTTTGATGGTAAAGACGGCAGTTATCACAGCCTGATTTATCAAGCCGCAACCACGATGCCCGCTCAACCTTCGGGTGGCACATTTAATGGCACTACCGAAACGTTCCCAAATGGGTGGCATGATTCGCCTTATTACGTAGAAGGTAAAACAACCTATGTTTCTAAAGTTATTTATAGAGACACAGGCGGCGAAAATTGGTCTCGTGGTTATTGGTCTGCCCCTGCCGAGTATATTATTAAAGGCGAGGACGGCCAAGATGGCAAAGACGGCAAAGATGGGCAGAACGGGCAGAACGGGCAGAACGGGCAGAACGGCCAAGATGGCACCCGTGGCTCGGTACAAATTGAAGTGGCCACAAGTACCGGCGTTTGGTATGACTCAACGGCGAATAACTCCCTGCCAAGTGCGCCGGTTATACATGACCGTGTAACCATTTATAAAGCCAGTGATCCAGCGGTGCAAACAACTAAGCGCTATACCGGCAGTAGTTGGCAATCCTATGTGCTACACGTTCACGGTAGCGCACTGATTGACGATACCGTTGACGCCAAAGTATTACGAGCAGGTACACGTATATCTTCACCTCGTATCGACCTGATAGGTGATAGCTTTATGAAAATAGAGTATGCACCAGGTTTTGGGCCAGATAATGTTTGGTATTGGTATGGCCCTAAGATACTAAGCAATGGTTTGCCTAACTTAGCTGCCCTAACAAAAGCCAATGCCCTCGAATGGAAAGACACGGGTGGCAACGGTTACTTTGGTGGCTCTATTGTGGCCGGTACATACAGCACAGCGCTTACAACCACCGACTTATCAGCAGATGCCTTTGTCGAAATTGGCCCATTTGGCTCAAATGGTGGCGTAATTAATATTGTGTGTTCATTGCAACTTAACTCGATGGCCTCGGGCACAAGCACAAACCCTGCAGGAAAGCCAGGCGATCCCGTATACACCATTCAGCTATCAGAGTTAGTAAATGGCTCATGGGTAGTACGCCAAACGCAAACCTACCACGGCGCGGGCACAATCGTTAATAATGAATATGATCGTGAATCTCGCAAATACCATTGGTTACTAACGCAATCGGCGTCAGGGTCTTTTACCTATACAGACAATAAGCGAACCACTACAGACAGAACGTACAAGCTCGCAATAACAAGCCGGTCAGGCGTAAATATTTACGGCTCATGGCAAAACCCTTCACAAAAACTTTCAATTATTTCACAAGAGGATTAATTATGGCTGAGTATTCTGCCTCACAAATCACGATAGCCAACGGCTCAAAAGCCGTTGTTATAAACAGTGGCGAAAGCCCTGAGAACGTACGCCAAGGGGACTTTTTATTTGTTACAGGAAGTGACCCTGTAGCTATTAATCGCACCTATATTAATGATAACGGTCAACACGTTATTGAGCTAACCAAAAACTGGGGCCAAGGCAACAAGAACAACCAGCCCGCCATTGTGCTACCGAGTACGGCTGAATACAAAACCGTAGCCGATGCCCTTAAAAATGCTAATTTATTGGTGAATGATAACTTTGTGGCCATGCAAGACTGGCAAACAAAAACCGGCACCGTAACGTTTGTAAATATTGATGGCACAACCACCACGGTAAAAACACTCAAGCAAATTGAAAGTGAAGCTCAAGCTCAACTAGACGCTTACCACCCTTACCCATGGGCAATGCGTAAGGTTGAGTTTGAAGCGCGTAGAGCGGCTAATAATGAAAAGTTTGCCGCCAGTGGGTTTGTGCATTTTGGTCAGCATTACTTAAAAACCCCTTACTACAACTATATTGGC